CTTACCATAAGTCTTTTAAAATCCTCCTTTGTAATCTTCTTTTCAATATCTTTAAGAAGCTTCTCTGCCTCTTTGATTCCAAGAAATTTATCATCAAATTCTTTTTTGATTGTATCTCTTACAATTTTCTGTATGTCTTTTTTCGTTAACTCAGCCATTATCCTAAATTTACTATGCAAGATATTTTATTAAGCATATCAATAAGTCTGTGATCTGGGTAACTATCAGTTTTTCCAGTTCTAACATTTGTATGCGTCCATATACCAGGCGTTTTGTTTTTCTTTAGTTCTGGAAGCTTGTAATCAAACCATGACATATCAAACTTTCCCTGAACAGGTATTTTATATTCTTTACATAAATACAATAAAAGTTTTTCAAGAGATGCTATTTGTGCATCAGAATATGCATAAAAATACTTGAATCCCCTGAATTCTTCTTCGAGTGTGTAGACATGATCTACAGAAACTTCTGTCTTATATAAAGCTCTTTGTGTATCTGGGTCAGTAGGGGGCCATGCATAAAATTTATCACCTTTCTTTTTCAATGGACCGAATGCACATATTTCAATACCAATTGAAGCTTTATCTAATTTTCCATTAGTTCCTTTTACTCCAAGGTGCCATCCCCAATACTCTGGATGAAATGCTTGATAGATTCCACCATTGTCTCCATCAATTACAAAAGCTGTGGCTATTCTTGATACATTGTTTCCCCAATACTCAATTGTATTCTTTGCAGCTGATCTACCAGCTGTAAAGTGAATGTATATCTGACACTTTTCAGTAATTTGTTTATTATATTGTTCAGCTGGCAATGTGAAATTTGTAATAATATTCAGATCAGCTGGATATAATTTTGGATGTATAGGAAAACTATCTTCTTTTGCAGTTCTTTTTTGGGCAGCTTTTAAAGTGATGAATGTCTGTGGTCCAACAAAACCATCAACTGACAATCCACTTTTTTTTTGAAATGCTTTTACTGATCTTAAAGTCACCTTTCCGTAGTGACCATCTACAACTAAGTCATAACCTAGAAAAGATAAATACTTTTGTATTTGTGAAACATATTGTCCTGTATCTCCTAATTTAGCTATCATATAATTTTTTTTATAAATAGTTCTATTTTTTGTAAATATTTATATAATGTGAAACTTATTGGGGGGGTAAAACGTATATAAGGAAAAGAGGCGAAACTAAAAAAAGAAAATTATGAAATCTCAAAAATTAAAAAACGAATTTGAAAGCATGGAGTGTGAAGCTCTAAAGAACATGACTGCTAAAGATATTCAGGAAATCAATGGAAATATCGAAGAAGGCAAAGAAGAGGTAAAAAGATTGACAAAAAAGAAAAATATCTCTCTCATGGTAATTGTATTGCTGGCTCTTATTTCTGGATATTCTTTTGGAATAGGGGAAGCACTAATTGGTGTGTCAGCTGTTGTATTTTCAGGATTACTTTTTGTTTTTGATTTTGCAAAAGTTAGAAAAAAACTTAACACTGAAGCATTTATTGTTGGAATGTTAATTCAAGATAAAGAAACATATTTTAATATGTAATACTCAGTTAAACCAAACAAAAAAAGCCAGGCATAAACCTGGCTTTTTTTTTATTAAATTACAATTATTACTTAGAATCCTTAGTTGTGTCAACAGCTTCTCCAAGAGAAGGGCCTGGACCTGGTGCCCCAGGAACGTTTTGAGGTACTCCAAAACTTCCTGCCTCTATCCAATTTTGTCTTCCGTCATCCCATTTCCAAGACATTATTTTAGGGTTACCACCAATTGCTACAGCATATTTCTTAGCTTTTTCAAAATCACCGTCAGCTCTTAGTTGAGTATAAACTTGTCTTTTGGCTGGATGTTTTTTGATTGCTTGCATACCTATTTGCTCTAATTCTCTTGGGTTTTTCTTTCCGAAACCAAGAATTTCCTCAAGGTCTTCACCCTCATAGATTTCACTAAGTTGAGTCATAATTTCTTTTTTCTCAGCTTCAAGAAGTTTAACTTTCTTCACTTTTACAGCTTCTTCCTGGATTATTTTGATTAATTCAGATTTTTTTATTTTCATAATAATATTATTTTCTAATAAATATTGAGAAAAAATGAAAATCCGACATCTTCTTCTTGTTCCTCATCAAAAATATGTTTTTTTTACATATTTACTATAAATATTTTAAAATGAAGACAAAAAATTTTATAGAAAAAGCTGTAAAAATACATAACAACAAATTTATTTATGATAAAACAAATTATATAAATGCAAAAACTAAAATAGAAATAATTTGTAAGGTACACGGTTCTTTTTATCAAACACCAGATAATCATTTAAAAGGAAAAGGGTGTTCTAAGTGTACAAAAAATCACAAATATACAACTAAAGAAATAATTAATAAATTTAGCGAAGTACATCGTGACACATATTTATATAACAAAGTTGATTATGAAGGAATATTTAAAAAAATAATAATATGTTGTAAAATTCATGGAGAATTTTTACAAACACCAAAAAATCATATTTCAGGAAAAGGGTGTCCATATTGTAGCGGAAGAATAATAACCAAAAAACAAATCTTAGAAAGATTTAGAAAAACACATAAAGATTTATATATGTATACAGATTTCAATTTTAAAAATGTTAAACAAAAAATTGAAATTGTCTGTAAAAAACACGGAATTTTCAAACAAATGATTGACTGCCACATGAGGGGTGCGGGATGTCCAATATGTAAAAAATCAAAAGGAGAAAAAACTATAAGAAACTTTCTTATTGACAAAAGTATAATGTTCGAAGAACAAAAAACATTTAATAATTGTATAAATCCAGAGACTGGTAAAAATCTTTTATTTGATTTTTATATTTCTGAAAGGAATTTATGTATAGAATATGACGGAGAACAACATTTTAAGCCAATGAGATTTTCTAAAGCAAATAAAACACTTGAATTAATTCAAAAAAGAGATAAAATTAAAAATGATTTTTGCACCAATAATAATATAAACTTATTAAGGATAACATATAGGCAATTTAAAGAAATAAGTTCAATATTAGACTCTATCTTTTAATCTATTGACTAAGCTTTTAAAAATATTTCTATCTGCTTGTATTACATCTTTGATAAACTTTTTGTTATCCAAAACTTTTGATACAACTTGAGACTTTTCACTAAGAAGCTCCATGATATCCTCATCAATAGTGTTTGGACAATATAAAGTAATTATAGTTACTTTATCTGATGTAGTAGTTGCTCTATGAATTCTGTCTTCGTTCTGAGTTTCATCGCTTGGCGACCAAGAAAACCCTATTTTTATAAGATTACTAGATGCTGTTAATGTAATTCCCACCCCAGAAGCGATAACCATTCCACAAAAAACTCTAACTTTTTTATCTTCTTGAAATTTGACTACAGAAAAATCTTTATCTTCATCACTCATAGAGCCAGTATGCAATACAGCTATTTCTTTAAAATAATCATAAACTTGATTTGCAACATCTGTCCTATCTGAGAATACAACAACTTTCTCCCCCCCATCTATCAAATCCTGCATTATTTCTTTTGCAGCCTTCGCTTTTATTTTCCCAAGAAATAATTTTAATTTGAGAAGTTTTGGAAGAAACCGTTCTTCTTTTTCAATTTCAACTTCATTAACAATTTCCTTAATTGTTTCTTTTTCAAGCTTTGTATATTCTCTAAACTCTTTATCATTAAGTTCAATTGGAATCTCGACATAAGTTTTTGGAGGGAGCTCTGAGAGTACATCTTTCTTAAGTCTTCGCAAAAACATTGGAGAAGCCCTTTCAAACAACTCATCTAAGTTTGAAGCTCCTGAATAATCCCAACCATAGTTGTCTTCAAATCCTGCACAATATCTAGTACCAAAACTATGGCTATTTTTCCATTCTTCTGGGTCAATAAAATTAAGAGTAGAAAAGAATTCCATTGGTCTGCTTTTTATAACAGTCCCTGACATCAAAATTCTTCGTGGAATCACCTTGAGGGCTTTGTGAATTATTTTTGTCCAACTGGTGGTCATTTCTTTCATTCTGTGACACTCATCTATTATAATGAGATCATAGTCGGCTGGGCTGAGAAACTGTCCAAAATCATCTCCAAAACCTACCAGGTCGCCAATTCTACTTTTAACACTCCCTTTGTTTTCACAGTGGGGGCATTCTTTGTATTTTTTCTTTAAACTTGTTTCAGTCCATCCACATGGCCCAAATTTACTATCTGCCTGGAGCATTTTTCCATTACACTTGTGATTATATTCAAATTTAATGTAGCTTTCAACAGATTCATAGTTTAGGATATGAAATAATGATTTATCTTTTGCATGTGCCATTTCTTTACTTTTCTTTCTTGGCTTGTACTTAAAAACAAAAGCTTTTTCATGGGTAAATCTTAATATCTCTCTCCTCCAATTCAGCTTCAAAGTGGCAGGACAAATAATTAGTGTTTTATATTGATGTTTTGCTCCATATGCAAAACCTGGTAGTGTATTGTGTGTTACTATATAATTTTTTAAAACAAAAGTTTTATCTGGAGAGTCTATTGATATACATACATGCTCTTTTTCTCCAATATATTCTACTTTTTCTATGTATCTTAATAGGTGATTTTTGGGGGCACTCCATTTCTCTTTCTTCTCTTTCAGATAGAAAGGACAAATATTTAATCTTATATTAACTATATATTCAACACCTTTATCTTTTCTAATAATTTTCCTTATATTACTCTTGCCACCCAGAGATTGAACTAATTCAGCAACATCTTCTGATAGTTGCTTTGAACTTGTGAAAAACTTTACTCTTTTTTTATAAATACCCCCATCTGTATCCATCAACCCTCTTAATAGCTCTATTCTTTGATTAAACCCTGAAACAAGGTAATTTTTTGGTATGAATTTTTTTGCAGACTTAACATTTAGTTTAAGTTTTTTTATTTCTTGCTTTATAATGTTAACACCTACACTATGATTTCTTGTTAAATAATATTGCGGGCATGTAGGTTTGTCATTTTTTCTTAACTTAAAATCAGATGGTAATTTTTTTTCTATAATTGTGGTTAGTTGCTTTTGAAAATCTGGTATTGATATACATACAACTTCACCAGCAATATATCCGTCTCCTATTAATGCTCCTAAAATATAAGGGTCAATTAAAAAACTCTTTTCTTTATATAAAGCTGGTTTGATACGTGGTATTTCCCATTTTAAAATTGGTTTTCTTTTTGTTTTAATCCTGGATAGTGAATGTTTATGATGAAGCCCTTTACCCGTCAATTCTTTTAACGTCCTTACATCCCATCCTGTTTTTCTCCTTCTTTTGTTTTTATCTCTAACTACCCATAAATGTTCCATATTACACTCTGCTGAAAATCCATCATTAAATGTAATTTTATAAGTTTTTTGTTTTCCTTGAGGGTAAACACCAGTTACAGGATAAAAGTTACCATCACTACTAAGAAGTTTTTGACCTACTTTAACATCTTTAATTTTAACCCACCCATCATAAGTTGATACAGGTGTATTTTCTTCAACTGCTTTTCCCACGCCTGGTTGGTCCCCTAGTATTGCCAGACCATTATTAATTTCAAAGAATTTTACTGCTTCCTTTTGGTAGTCATATGGTTTCTTTTTAAGAAAACTATAATCTTCACCATCAAAATTAAGAGAATCTTGTTTTAATCTAAGAACTTCTCGAATTCTTCTTTTCCTGGCCAAATACTCATCTCTTAATCTATCAATCGCCTCTTTTGGAACGTTCTCAAACCTAAAATCAATATTGTTATCAAGGAAAAAATCAATCATTCTTCCCATCTTGGCTTCTGATATTATCCAGAACCACTCATTTTTTGTTTGACCACTAGGATTAATAAAGCTTTCCTTCTTCCCTCTCCAATGATCTTTCGGAAAAGTTTTTATATATTCTATGATTTTTTTCTCATAGCCGAACTTTAACTCAAAGTTGGTTCTAAGTTTTCTTACTACTACTAAAACAGGCGGTTTTTCTTTTTTCTTCTTTGCCATATTTACAAAAATAATGTTTTTTTGTTAAAAAACAAAAAAGGGGATTAATTATCCCCTCTCATTTGGTTAGTTTTCTTTTCAAACATCTCACGATCTCTCTTTTTTTTCTCTTTCGCATGCTCAATTGCTTTGTTTAAAACTTTTTCATACTTCTTTTCTTTTCTAGCATCTAATACTTTTTCCCTAATAAGTGTAGCTAAGAATTTTACATCATTCATTTTTTGTCTAGTGCGGATTCCTGGGGCTTTTTTCCCTTTTACAAAACTTTCTGCATCTTTCCTGCAATCTTCTGAAATATCGATAATTTTATATACAAGGTCCAATTCATTTGAATTTCTCAAATCTTCAAGTTGTTCCAATTCCATGCTTATTTACTTTTTTTGTTTTTTTGAATTCTTTTGTTTATCTCTTTTGCTATATCTTGCTGTTTATAAGCAGTTTCTATGGCTTTTAGTTTTTTATTTATGTATTCTATTACATCGACCCCTTCTTTTAAGGATGCATAAGAATCAATGACATAGCGATCATCAGTATATAAATTGTGTGATAACCTGGCGAGTATAATTGTCTCCATCCCTATTTCAGCTTTGGGATTTTCATAAATCCAAGAAAAGCTAACCAAATCTTCTTCATTTTCTAATTGCATGAGAGATTCTTCAATAGGTGTCAAACTATTTTTTTTAGAATCAATGAGTTTTTGATTTGCTTCCTCTATTTTTGCTTTAACGTGTTTCTTTCTGTAATATGCCATAATATAAATATTTTAGTAAAACTAATGGAATCATCCACTAAAATAAATAGTTATAAGGAAAAAATGTGTTCTGAAATTAAATTATTCCATACTGCTTGAGTATTTTGTCAACCTGAGTAAAAGAGTGATCACAAAGAGGGTGTTTACCGCCCTTATAAGAGCAAAACATACAACCAAATCTTTCGTTGCCGTAATGTTTTACCTTTGGGAAGTATTTATCTCCATGTATGCTGCGCATTGTATTGGTTAATCTAATGAGAGCTTTCTTCATAATATCTTTAGAAGATTCGATTGGAACTTTCTGTATCTCTCCAAAACCACCGTCTGGCTTTTTCTTATTCCTCAATCTATTCAACACAATGTATTCACACTCAACTTGATCTAATGGAATATTGTGTTTTCTGGCCCAGAAAAACTTATAAAGTGGCATTTGAAAAGTGAAAATCTCATCCTTTAATTTTCTGTCTACATTCCAGGCTTGTCCAGATGACTTCCAGTCGTCCACATTATACATCTTGGTCTTTTTGTGTTGAAGTACCAAGTCTATAAAGCCTTTAAAATAAAACTTTTTATACACCTGCTCATACAACGGCTCTTCAATAGAGATGATATCATATTCTCCTTTAATTTTTTCTAAATCCAGAATTCTCAAAATATTCTCCCCCTGGTCAAGGAAATTGCCAGTTTCAACAAATTCTGGCATTTGTCTCATACTGTCCATCATATATTTTCTGAATGTTGTCCTGAAATATGATAAGCTCTTAATTTTTTAGTACCATTCTTATATGTTCCCAAAAACACAGGAAGAACAAATCTAAATTTGGTAACAGGCATATCCTTACTTTGATATGAT